AATACCCTGCGCCTTGGCGATCTCGTCCTGCTGGTCTTCAACCGCCCAGTTATGCCGGATGGTGAGCTGGCGGGCAGCGGATACGTCGCGGGGGTTGAGGATGCTCATCTCGCGGGCGTAGTCCTTGTTGATATCGTTCAGGCTCTCGTATGCTTTCCCGAGGTCTTCCACGGATTTTGTATAGTTGTCCGTCGCGGTTTTGAGCGCCTTGATGCGGTTTTCTTCTTCGGGGTCAGCAACGGCAGCGCCGGATAGGTGCTTATCTGCTTTGGGGGCAGCTTCATCGACAACAGCGTTCCCCATCCCGTCGGTTTTCCACCCGTACGCTTTCATCGCGTCATCTTTCGACTTCGCAAGAACCCATTTGGCGAGGTCGTCCATCGTGCCCTTTGCACCAGTCACATCCCCGTTAACCAGTTGCCACGCGGCCATGGCTTCCGACCCGAGGATATGGAACCCCCGGGCCACAAGCGTCAGGGCATCGTTCAGCCATGAAAAGAACTCTATGGTTCCTTCGCTGGCTGATACGTCGTTCAGGAGTTCCGCAAACTCACCGAACGCGGGGGCAAGTTCAGCGCCGGCGGTATTGGCGAGCCCGCCCACGGATGCATTAAGATCCTTGATTGCTTTCTCATAATCCCTGAGCTCTTCTTTCCCCTCTTCGGTCAGGACAGCGGCGCCGGAGAAATATTCTTCCATCTCCGACTTGCTCATGTCCATATACCCGGCAAGGCTCTGGTAGCCCCTGCCGAATATGGCGTTGGCTGCGGTGACTCTATCGGCTGAACTCTCCAGCCCTTTCATGCCCTGGATGATGTCGGGGAACAGTTCCGCCGTTGACTTCAGGCTGCCATCGGCGTTCTTGTAGGATACCCCCATATCATCCAGCATCTGCCGGGCGTCATCCCCGGCTGCACCGGACGAGGCAAGGTTCACCTGCATCTTATTGATCGACGCTGCCAGAGTATTGATATCAGAATCAGCGTACCGGGCAACGTTCGCCCACCGTTCCAGCTCCTCGGTGCTCATGCCGGTGGTTACGGCGAGCTTGTCGATGGTGCTGACGTATTCGGCGGCTTGGTTGGAAAGGTCGATGAACTTCTGCCCGTATTGCATGACCTTATCGAAGATCAGCATCGTGGCGGCCATGCTGACCGACACGTCACGGTAGAACGACAGGACGCCGCCTTGTGCCTTGCTCATGCCGTTCAGGAAGTCTTGTGCGTCGAGCCCAATTTTCGCAAAGTACTGAAGAATTCCGTCGTTAGCCACGGCGATCACCCTGCGACGCCGCCCATGCACCTAATTTCCTGACCAGCTCGTCCGGGTCTGCTCTCGTCCTGTCCTTCATGATCCTGAGATCCTCCGCCCTATACGGCGGTGCTGATGCTGAACGGTTGTTATTCGCAAGCAGGGAACACTGGACCCCGTTCAAGATGTCCAGGAACCTCCATTCCTCGTTCCGTGCCTCGATTCTTGCCTGCGCAATTGCGTAAAATTCTGCCGGTGTCATTCTCCCGAACTGCCCGGGGGTGAGCCCGCAGAGCCCGAACGCCAGTTTCTCGTTGGCCTTCTCGTAGGCCGCGGCTAGTTTTTTGGTGCGTCATCCCCGGCAGCCGGTTTCGCGGGTTCGTCTTTCGGTTCCCCGAACCACCCGGACACGATGAGAGCCCGATGGAACGAGCCATAGAGCACCACCATGCCGGCGGGCCCGCTGAACTGCTGGCAGAACGCCTTAACCGTCCGGAACGCCAGTTCCTTGCCCTGTGGTGCCTGCTGGATCGCATAGGTCAGGGTGCCGTCAGCCCCGGCTTTTCGCAGCCCCCGCCAGAGGATAAGAGCCGCGTTGTCGTAGGTCCGGCGGGTCGGGTGGAACGCTTCGAACAGCGACAGGGTTTTTTCAATCTCCCTGACATCCTTATCCTCAAAACGGAGGGCGAGGGTTTCCCCCTCAATCTCTATCGGGAATGACTCTTCAGGCATTCAGGGAACCCTCATACATACCCGTGAGTAACCTCGATCCAGTACACTTTCGGCACGCAGGCCGTGCAGAACTTGACCACGGGGATCATGAGGACTTCGCCGGCGGTTGTCGGGATGGTGATAGCCGATCCGGTCGTGCCGGCGGTGGCGAGCACGTTATTGACGTAAACCGACTCCCCGGAACCCGTGCCGCTGATGCAGAACGCAACGCCGGTATCTGCCAGATCGGTGGTGATCTGGTATCCGTAAGTGGTTGCCGCGAATGTCGGGGAGAGGGTGAGCGCAGTTGAACCGCCATCGATTACTGCAATACCTTCAACACCGACGGATACCGCGGTTGACACTTCGGTGATGGCGCCAGTTGGCTGAACCTTGAAGCTCAGCGACGCATTGCCGTCTTTGTCGAACTTCGGGATCCCGCACCCGCTGACGTAGCCCGAGAAGGTCCACGCCCGCGTGATGGATTTGCACGGGGCAACGATCTGCCATGTGCTGACGGTGCCGGCATAGAATGCCGTCTGGATGGCGGTCTGTGCGGTGCTGCCGGTGAACCCGAGGTCAATGCTTAGTTCAGAGTTCTCGATGAACCCCGGGCGGCTGGTCTTGACGGCTGACACGTTGTTGTGTGAGCTGGTGTCGATCTTGCTGAGGGTCGCCATCATTTCGGAGACGTTCTGGACTTCTCCGTAAACGCTGGTGCCGCAGACAAGGTTCACCCCTCTTCCTGTGATTACCTGATTCGTCATTTCGTTTCGTTCCTCCTAACTGTTGTAAATGATCAAAAAGTCCCGGTGATACATCCAGTATTTCAGGTCGGGTGTATAGTCCGGGACGGTCCCCTGGTCGTCAATCCTGATCACATACACGCCCGGGGACAGGGTGGTATTATCGACCATGTTCAGACTGTCAGCGATGAGTTCAGAGAGGTTATCCGCCGCCCCGTCACTCGTAGCCCATGCGGTGCACTGGACCCGGCTCTGCCCGATGCCCCGCCGGTTGTGGTATGCGTTCAGCCGTTGGGCGTCTACCCGTGACACGGTGATGGCGGGGAATGTGGGGGATGCCGGGAGAGCACTGCGGTAGATGCGGGTACTCACGACATTGGCAACTGCGGTATCCGCTTTCAGCCGGGTAATGATGGCGAGGACCGGATCGATCATCAGATGCCTCCTGTAAGGTCAGGGCGTAATCCTGATACGGCATTCTCGTATCCGCTGAACTCTTCCACGGCGGCGCTGATGTTGCCCCCCTCGAGGGCTGCCAGCATGATCCCCCGGTACTTCATGAGGTTGTGATCGAATGTCGGGCGCCAGTGCGGGCGGGGGTACTGCTGATACTTCCTCCCGAGGGAATCGGTGTCCATGAACCCGAACTCCAGCCGGCGCCCGTACGGAACGTCCGTGCCGATAAGGGCAACCTCGCGGATCCCTTCGGTGCTCATCTCCACATGGATAGACCGGCGATAGGTGCCGGTCTTGTAGGGCGCAATGGCTTTCACGTCGTTGGCGTAAGCCTGCCCGGCGAGTTTGACCGCTGCCCGTTCGTTCTTCTGGATGCCTGCCGCTATCTTCTGGAGATCACGGGTGAGCAGGTTCAACCCGGAGAAATCGAACGAGAATGCAGCCATCAGGTGCACCTCATGGGATCAGCCACCCGAAATCAAGACCCCGGCCAACAATCACGCCGGCAAGGGTGCAGGCTACCCCAAACCCGATGATAATCAGGGTATATAGGATAGTTTTCTGCAAGTCACGAACCCCTTGGATCTCTATCAGGATCCCGTCTACCCTTTCATTGCAGGCGGCGAGTTTCGTTTCGATAAGTTCCCGGTGAAGGGCGCATGTAGTAGTAGATACGTAATCTTCGCTCAATCAGACCACCGCCGCGATGTCGCAGGTAATGTGTGATACTGTCTTAACCGCAGCCTCGTAGACCTGGTAAACGGTGTTTACTGTGAACGTCTCCGCAAACCCGGTGTCCGTGCTGGTCAGGGTATCATTGACTGATACCGAAGTACCGGCAGGGAGAAGCACGCGGGGCGAGGTCTGGATAACAACAGGCGAGCCCGCGAACCGCTGCACCGGACGGACGAACCGGCAGGATACCGCCGTGCTCACGTCCGTATAGGTCAGCGCCCCGTAAGCGTCCAGGGCCTCGGTTGTGGTGCCAGCTGACACCGCTGCACCGGGCACGGTGTTGTTATCGCTCAATGCCTCGTCGTTCTGGAATACTCCTGATACGGTGTGCAGGGTGAGCGTTCCCGATGCCACGGTGCCGGTTGATACGATGACAGCGGTAGCGTGCGAGGTTGCCCCGGTAAGGGTTTTCCCCGCGGTGAACGCTGCGGTGCCGCCGTCATATGCCAGCGTGAAGTTCTGCGCTTTGTGGTTGACGGTTCCCGAATGAATCAGGAACACCGAGGGCATGACCATTAATGGCACCTCGCGGTTCTCACGCGGGATACCCGGATGCCGCTACCGTTGGTGGCGCTGACATACTGGTCAATCGCTGCAAATGCCTTCTCTTCAAGCGCCAGGATCTCCGCTTCGGGGGATACTGAAAAGGAAATGTCACCGCCCACTGAAAGAGAGTTCGGGCGGCTGAGCTCGTGGGCCTGCCGGCGCTTGATCTTGGCGATGGTGAAGTAGATGCTGGCGGTCTTGAGCTGGGTGGCACTGGCTGGCGCCGTGATGCCTTTCTGTGTGAGGATGTCGGTGATCTCGGCATCGGCACGGGTGATAAGGCTGGTAATGTTCGCGGTGGTGAGCGTCCCGCAGGCGGTCCCTGCTTCCAGCTGGACTTCATCATACGTGCAGTACGCCATCCGCTTCCTCCCGCATCTTCTCCAGCCGTGCCTTCATTGCGCCTTCCCCATCCTTGATCTCCAAAAAGGAGATTTCGGCGGCGGTGAGGTTGCTGCTGTCCAGCTCTCCCGCGTTCTTATCCCGCTCGTATGAACGGGTAAGATACTTGCCGCAATTCTGGGTGCTTAAAACCATGAGGGATATCCTCCCTCAGGCTTACGCTCCGCCGTATTCGACACGGGAGATCGCGTTTGCG